GCTGGTCGTGTTGCCAGAGCATCGGGATGCCCCAGCCTTCGGCGCGGGCCTTGGCGACGCTCTCCCGGAAAGCGCCCGGTTCAATGAGATCGCCGCCCTGGTCGACATTGCCGAAGGTCGAGGCGTAGCCCTCGAACTGCCCGGTGTCCTGCAGGTCACTGGATTTGAGGGTCAGGGTGAGATGTTTCATTTAAGGGGCTCCGATGGGGCAATCGCTCCGGTTGGCGGCAGGATTCCGGCAGGTGCACCGGCCTGCGTGATGGGGACATTCTGCATCTGCATGCGGGGGACATCGCCGCCTTCCACGGGCGGCAAGTTTTCAAGGGCGCGGACCTCGTTGATGGTCATCACGCCATTGCTGAGCATCTGCTGGTAGAAGGAGGCCCGCGCGCCGCTGTCGCCTCGCAGCAGGCCTTCTAGGTTGAATTCAATGACGAGGCCGGCCTGACGGTCGGCAGGGGACAGCAGCTGTTTGGCAAGAGCCTGTTCGATGCGCTTCAGACGCCGACGCAGCGTGAACTTCTGGAACCCCAGCGTCTGCTGCTCAAGGCCAGTGCCCCAGCTGGTGGTCTTCTCGGTATGGCCGACCATGAAGGGCGGAACGCCAAAGAAGCGGCAAACTTCCTCGACCGAGAAGGCCCGGCTCTGGAGCATCTGTGCATCTTCCGGGCTGATCGAAAGCTGGACCCAGTCCATGCCCCGGTCGAGCAGCATCGGCCGCCCCGCGTTGATCGCGCCGGCAAATTTTTCCTGCAGCAATTCCTCGGCCTGCTTGCGCTGGTCGAGGGTCAGGCTGTCGGCCGTCTTGAGCAGGCCCGAAGGCCGGACCCCGTTGCGGAAGGTGTCACCGGAGGCGCGCTCGATGGCTTGCGCCAATCCGAAGGTCTGGCGGCCGAAGCTGAGGGTGGAAAGACCGCCCAGCGGGTTGCCGCCAAAGCCCCGGATGTGGAGCATGTTGTCCTGGCCGACGATCGAGCGGACGCCATTGTCGGACCACTCATACTCGAGGCTGCCGTCGCGCAGGCGTCGCACCGTCATCAGCTCGGGCGCGATGGGGACGCTGAGCGCCACCACCCGGCCATTGCTGCCCCGGATGATCTCGGCATAGGCGTTGCCGCTCAGTTCAATCGAGGCGCAAATGAATTCCCAGAAGTCGACCGCGGTCTGGTCGGCGTTGGGGCTGTCGTGCAGGATCCGGTAGAGCGGATGGTCGGTAGCGACCGTCCGCGCGCCGCCTTTGGTCCGGTAGACCATGAGCGGGAGCGAGGCGATCGTGCCGGCGAGCAGATTGACGCAGGCCCAGGCCGAGGCGAGCCCCAGCACTGAGCTGGTAGAGACCAGTTCACCGGTCGTGGTTGTGCGGCCGCCTGCAGCCTGCACCAGCCGTGGATCCGTGAGGCCGATCGAGCGCGCGAGGTAGCCGATCGCTTTTTGAATTAGGTTCATGCGAGGCTCTTCAGCCAGTCATCGATGGAACCGGAGGTGTCGCCTGCCATCGCTGCCCCCACTGCCATGCACAGCGCGACGGCTGCGTCGATCTTGTTGATGGCCCGCTGCTTGGAGAGCCACTTGTTATCCCAGCGGTCGGTCTCGGTGACCGCCGACATCATTGCCGAAATGAGAACCGGATTGCGTTTGAGCCGGATGCGGCCCTCAAGGATCAGTTCTTCCAGATGCCGGAGCGAGCCCGGCATCCACAGGCCTTCGCTCATCTCGCCCGCAGGCTTGGCCCGCTTGGTGCCGCCCTGCGGGTGCTCGACAAAGTCGAGGTCGAGCCCGAGTTCGGCAACCTCCTCCTCGAACCGCCGGAAGGCGTAACGGTCGTAAGCGACTGCCTCGACCCGGAAGTCCGATGCCATTTCCGCTAGCGCCTGCGCCACATGGCGAAAGCTGATGTTCTCGCCTGCTGGCGCGTTCAGAAATCCATCTGCGACCCAGAGATCGTAGGGCTGCTTGTCCCGCAAGACCCGCGCCGACAGCGTATCGCCAGGTGTCCAAACTTCGACCCACGCATCAAAACAGGGCTTGCCGTCTTTCTCCCCATTACGCTGTATCGCAGCCAGAGCGGTCAAGTCGCGGTTCTGGCTAAGGTCGAGCCCGAGCCAGACCGGCTGGCCGGGTTTTGGTTCGAACTCCGCCAGCAGCGGTTCGAGCGTTGCCCGCGCCATCCAGGCTGTCTCGGCGTCGGTCCACACGCAAAAGTGCAGCCGCAGGATCCCGTTTAATTGGCCCGGTATAGCCTTGGCCTGCGCCACGACTTCCGAGAGGTATTGCTCGGTGATCGTGACACCCAGCAGCGGATTTGCCTTTATCCAGCAGCTGGGATCGGTCAGCGGGTTATCGCCCTCGTCGAGGCCGCAGACATAGCTGAACGTCGTGTCGTCGATGACTTGGCCCAGGAACGTCGGGTCGGTTACCGCATCGGGATTGCCCGCCGCCACCCGGATGGCGTGCTCGTGTTCCTCCCATGCGACGGAATTGCGATCCGATCCCGAGTTCGTGATCATGAACAGCAGCGGGTCGCGGCGGAACTTGAAGCCGCGCTCCAGCATCTCGATGATCGAGCGATCGGGAAGCTCGTGAACCTCGTCCGCCAACACAAAATAGGGCCGAGGGCCTGAGCCGGTCTTGCCGGTATCGCGCGAGACCGGGCGGAAAAAGCTGCCCGAAGCGAGGTGCGCGATGTTGAACTCGCGCCCTGGTCCGCCCGAGAACTCCAGCCGCCGTGCCAAAGCCGGTGACTGCCGAACCATCCGCACCGCATCCCGGAACAGGATGTTGGCCTGCTCCTTCTTGGCCGCCGCTGCATAAATCTGGGCGCCAGCCTCCTGGCAGGCGGTCATCCCGTAGATACCAATACCGCCCGCAACTGGCGATTTGCCGGTGCCTTTGCCCTGCTCGATGTAGGCGCGGCGGAACCGGCGACGACCATCCTTGCGTTTCCAGCCGAACAGCGAGCCAACGATGAATGCCTGGCTCGGCTCCAGCCGAAAAGGTTTGCCCTCGAACTGGCCTTCGGAAAGCTTCAGCACCTCCTCGAAGAAGGCGAAGGCGTGGCCTGCCGCATCGTGGTCGAACCAGATGCCGTCCTTGCGCTTCAGGTCTGCTATGTGCCGCCGGCAGGCATTGCGCACATGCGGCCCGGCGACGATCTCGCCTGCGACCACCGCCTTGGCATAGGCCAGTGTCCGGTCAGGAGAAGAAGCGGTCGGCGGGGTCCGCGCCTTCTTCTGGCGGCTGGGCCGCGATCCTGCTCCTGGCACTCGGCGTCATCCCGAATTCTGCGGCGTAACGCATCATGTCCGCCGCCGCCTTGTTGGCGGTGCCCACCAGCGGATTCTGGATCGCGTTGCCGTTAGATGTCTTAATCATGAGGCCGCCGGTCAGATGGTCCTTCTCGGCCATCTTCGCGATTGCGCGTTCGGCCTGGACCCAGCGGCCATAGGCCTGGGCGTAGGCCGCAAGGGCCGCCCGATCGATCTCGGACAGAATGCCAAGGTTGTAGAGCTCGGTCGCCACCCGGTTCCATTCTTCTACCGCATCTGCATTGAGATGCGCAGGCGGCGCCGGGATCGCGGCTTTGGCTTTCGCCTCCTTGCGGTTGATCTGCCGTTTGCCGGGGTTGGACGTCACAAGCTTCAGCTGCGTAGGCTTCGGCTTCCTGCCGGTAATCATGCAGCCTCAGCTATTCTCCCGCCTGCAATCTCGTCGAAGGTCCGGCCGTCACCCTCGAGGGTGGCAGCCTTGCCGGTAAAATCCTGCCAGCGCTTCACGGCGACATCGATGTAAGCGGGATTGAGCTCGATGGCGTGGACAGCGCGGCCGGTCATCTCACCGGCGATGATCGTGGTGCCCGAGCCTGAGAACGGTTCATAGACTGCCTGGCCCGGGCTGGAATTATTCTCAATCGGGCGCTTCATGCACTCGACCGGCTTCTGGGTCCCATGACCCGTCTCGTTCTTCTTGGGCTTGGCGATATGCCAGACGGTCGTCTGCTTGCGGTCACCTGCCCAATGGCCTTTCGCCCCCTTCTTTACGGCGTACCAGCAGGGCTCATGTTCCCAGTGATAATCGCCGCGCGATAGGACGAGCTGGCCCTTGTCCCAGATGATCTGGGAGCGGAGCATCAAATCGCATGCTGCCAGGCTGTCACCCACTACGCCCGCATAGAGGCCAGCGTGCCAGACGTAGGCAACGTCGCCGGGGAACAGCGCCCAGGCCTCGCGCCAGTCGGCCTTGTCATCGTTCAGCACCTTGCCCTTGGCAGTGCCGGAAGCGGCAACGCCGGCCTTTTCACGCCAAGCCGGGTCATACTCGACGCCGTAGGGAGGATCGGTGACCATCAGGTGCGGCGTGACGCCGTTCAGTGCCTTTGCCACGGTGTCGGCATCAGTGCTGTCGCCGCAGACCAACCGGTGCTTGCCGAGCAACCAGACATCGCCGGGTTTGGCGACCGGATCAATCGGCGCTTCCGGGATTTCGTCCGGGTCGGTGTTGCCCTCGGTCTTCTCGGCCAGCAGCTTCGAGAGTTCGTCGTCCGAGAACCCGGTCAGCATCAGGTCGAAATCAAAGCCCTGTAGGTCGCCCAGTTCGACCGCCAGCAGTTCGAGGTCCCAGCCGGCGTTCAGCGCCAGCTTGTTGTCAGCGATGACGTAGGCCTTTTTCTGGGCTTCGCTCCAGCCCTTGGCGACCATGGTCGGGATCTGGGTGAGGCCGAGCTTGCGCGCGGCAAGCAGTCTGCCATGTCCGGCGATCAGGCCGCCATCTTCGTCGACGAGCACCGGATTGGTCCAGCCCCACTCGCGGATCGAGGCAGCAATCTGCGCGACCTGTTCGTCCGAGTGCGTGCGGGAGTTGCGCGCATAGGGCGTGATCTTCTCTATCGGCCAAAGCTCGCTGCTCTGGGCCGGCCAGTTCTGATCCATAGATGTCCTTGAAACGGGTTCGGCCGCAGAAGCCCGGAAAGGCTTGCGGCACTTGTTTGCGATGTTGGTAAGCCGCTATGGGCGCTGAAGGTGGGGCCTGTAGCTCAGTTGGTTAGAGCTGGCCGCTCATAACGGCTAGGTCGCGGGTTCAAGTCCTGCCGGGCCCACCAATCAAATCAGTTCGATCTCGTTCAGCACCTTCGCTGCGTCGAACAATTGGTCGGTTTGGACCGTGATCTCGATCGTCATGCTGTCGGCGGTCGCGCTGGCATAAACGCCGCCCTCGTAGAGTTCCTGTTCGATCGTCTCGATCACCGCCACAATCCGGCTGCGGTCGAAGTTCTCGGGCAGCGTGCGGATTGCAAGGCGGATGGTGCTGGTGATGCCCGCGCTCATTCTGCCTCTGCCATGATCTCGTAAAGGCCGACAAAGCCGGTCAGGTAAGGCAGGCCCTTTGGAATGCCATGTTCCCGCGCGGTGGCCCGATCGATCTTCCAGCCCATCCAGCGGGTGATGGCAGCGTCGATGGCCGCCTCAAGGACGAGCCCGGCGTGGATCCCGTTGTGTACGTCGTCGGCGAAGTGCCGGCCGTGGCGGCTGTCGAGGAAATCCCGCACCCCTTCGGCGCTGCCCACCGTGACCTTGGCAATCGCCGGGAAGGCAATGGCCCAGGCTGCATCGGCATCGGCGAAGGCGCTGCTGGTGCCGTAGAAGCCCCAGGCTTCGTTGGCAGTTGGCAGGGTCGAGTTGGTCATCTGCATCGCTCCGTTTTCGTGAAGCGACTACCGCTCTTATCGCGGCGACTATCCAGTCAATTCGATGGAAAACATCGATTTTTTCCGATCTGACCCCCGGTCCGAGTTTCGCGGGTGTGAAAAGTTTGGGCCAAGCGCGGTTTCCCCCGCCAGAGCCCCAGACTTTCGACCTGCCCCCCGGCCTGGTCACCCGATCGGCCACCCGCCGGGGCCCACGGCAACCGTCCTCCGCTTGCCGAATTGTTCGGCAGTCCGCTTGGCATGGCACTCGGCGCAGAGGCAGCGGATGTTGCTGTCCTCGTCCGATCCGCCGTGGGCCAGCGGCACGATGTGGTCAGGTACGGTCGCCTCGCGGACAATCCTGGCGGAGGCGCAATCGCGGCAGAGGGGTTCGGCCTTTAATCGACGCAGGCGCTGCGCAACTGCTTGGCGTCCCCGAAGTCGTTCAGCCATCGCACAACGCCTGCAACGAGAAACGCCCGGAAGCTGGTAAGCCCCGGGCGCAACTCGCATCACTACATTTCGGAAACATCTACAGGAGAGCAATGCGCCCGTCAATGATGAATTGTATTTTTATCGTTGAATAACAGTTTGTTATATCAACCGCTAGGCGGACGATACTGGCGGCGAACTGTCCCTGTTGATACCGAACAGGGCGACCAGTGCTTCAAGCCCGTGCGCCAGATTACGCAAGTCCGCATCTCCCCAGCCTGCAGCATCCACCTCGTAGCAGACAACCGCATGGACAAGCATGCTGGGGCGCCGTCCGGTCGTAGCAATGGCATCGTGGTCAGCCGTCCGCAGCATCAGGATTGCCGCCGCTGCCCGCTTGCGGATCTTCTCGACGTAGTCCGGATCGTACTCCGTGAGACTGCGGCCGAAGATCCCTTCATCGAGAAGCAAGCCGGTAGCGGAATGTGGGTGGATCGGCGGCAGTCCTATGACCGCGCGGTTGCGGGCCATAAGATCGCCGTAGAGCTCAGCTGCTGCGAGTTGCTCGGCCGTGATCTTCCCTGCGAACGCCAGGCGCCCGATAGCCGAGCCGAGGCGCTCGTCCTTCGCCTGCCTGGCGGTGACGCCATACTGACGCTGCCGGGCATCCAGGACGGTTGCTGTAACCTCCCGCATGGTCTCGGCCTTGCCCGGTTGCACCAGCTTGCCGCAGGGGTGGCGGCGGCCCGCCTTGCGCTTACGACCGCGAGCCACGGATGATCTCCGGGATGAGCGCCGCGTAGCCGATCACATCGACGGGGCCGTCTGCGTAGCTGGGGTCGTGCGCTAGTCGGGCAAGCTTCAGGTCGATCATGCACAGCGCCACCTGCTGGGGGGTGACAGGCATGCCGAGGGTTATCGACCAGCGCCGAGCGATCGCCTCCATCTGGGTTTTCGGATCACCGTAGGCTGCGCCGCGGTCTTCCAGCACCTGCGCCACGCGCTTCAGGAAACCGACCGCGCTCACCGGACACCTCCACGGGTCTCGATGGCCCAAAGCAGGATGGCGATGGCGTCTGCCTCGTTATCGTCGGCGGGGGCAAATCCCTTGGCCTGAACGGCCGCGATGACAGCCGCCTTGTCGGCATTGCCCTTGCCGGCAATGAACCGCTTGATCGTGCCGACGGGCACACCCTGGTAGGCGACCAGATGCTCTTCGCACCACGAGGTCAGCATTCCCAGCAGGCCACCATAGACGTGCGCTGCATCGGTGCCGACGTGACGGCGGACCTCTTCGAAGTAGACCGCCTCAATCGGGCCAGCATCAAGGTCGAGCTGTTCGAGCCAGCGCCGGAAGCGGAGGTAGCGCATGCCGCCACCGTCGTAGCGGGTATGTTTCAACGAGACTGTGCCGGTCGTGATCTGGTCATCTGGGGACTGGAGTGCCCAGCCGGCACTGGTGCCGAGATCGAGGGCAAGAACGGCACCGCGAGTGATTGTGCCGCTTTGCCGGGATTGGAAACTATCGGGGCAGGCTGCGGCCTGCAATTCTGGCAGGGTCATGACGACCTCCTCTTCGTGTGGGGTGGTCGGGGCGAGGCAATGGGCCGGTGAAGGCTGGCAGCTCGCCCGAACCCGAAGTGGGTCTGGTCAGGTCGTCATCCGGACGGGGGGCGCCGTCCGAGATCTTTCTAAGGCTTCAAGGGGGCGGATTGAAACATTTGGCCACCCAAGCCCGCGGGATTCCTAGGTAATATATAATCTTTCAATTATTCAATATTTCTAGGGGATACCTCTCTAACTCTTAAAACGCGCGCGTACGCGAGGCTATATACAGGGTATCCCTTGAAAGATTGAAACATCTCCGGATTTCGATTTTCTCCAGCTTCTTCGTGGGGTTGAAGGGGTAAATTGTTCATTTTGAAGCATTCGGGGCGCTGAAGCATTCGCCAGCCGTGGCATATGCCACGCCCAGCTTCTCGGGGCGCGCAGTGGTTCTACGCCCTCCATCTAGCGAGCCAACCGGTAGACCATGGCTTGACGGGTTGCTGACCCACGCATGCTGGTCGTTACATCCCCGCTTTCGATCAGGGTCTGGATGATGTCGTCGCGGTCGCGGGACTTGAGCCACTGCGTACCGCGCGTCAGCTCGGACTTGGTGATCCCTTTGGTGCCGGCAGCCCTGATGACCTCACGCAGCCGTTTCAGATGGGCCTCTGTTTCGGTGTCAGCGACATGGCGCTCGACGGCCTCCATGGCCCGTTTGGCATAGTGCCGCACAAAGGCGATGGCCCAGTCCGCATCGTCGATCGTGATAATCGGCGCGGCAGGATCGTGGCCTACGGCAACGATCAGCGCCAGCTTCAGCGCGATTTCGCCAATACGCGCGAGGATTGCGGTGAAGGCTGTGCCCGCCGCTGCCCGCAATTCGCCCGTAAGCTCCTCGCTCAGCGCCTTGAAGCGATCGCGGGCCTCATCGGTCATCGGCACTGTGGTGAGCACCACAGCGGTCTGAGGCCCGGACGTAGCGCCCACAAGATTACCGCGTTGCGGCCCGGGGCCCGAAGCCAGCAGCTGGAGGCCCGTGATCAGATCGGGCGGCGGGGTGCGAAGTCCGACGGCCACGTTCTCATCGGGATAGTCTTCGTCACTGGGCAGGATCAGGAAGCGGGCGAGCGAGCCGTCCACCACGTTGGCGCCCTGCAGTGCACCCCAGAAATGCAGCGGGGTCGTCGTTCCGTAGACGCACAGGCAGGGCTGGACGATGTCGCGCCGCTCGTTCGTGCCATCGCGATTGGCATATTCCGCTCCAAGGAAGATCCCTCCCGCCGAGGTGTATAGCTCGGTCATGTTGTCGAGGATCTCGGTGATATGCCGCGGGCTGCGTTTGCGATCTGCGGCTGCCGACAGGAACATCCCGAACTCATCAATCTGGAACAGGATCGCCGGCTGACGGTGCAAGGCGGTTAGCAGCCCGGCGCCGGACGCGATCTTGTTGCCGCCTAGGTGGTTCGCGAGGCCAGCCTCGAACAGCACCTCGTTGATGATCTCGCGCGAATGGTTCTTGCCCGATCCGCTGTCCGCAATGCCGACAACATAGAGGTTGGAGCGCAGGTTGCTCTCCGTGCGGTAAAGCCGCCCCATAAGCGCGCCGATCGCGCAAAGGCTGGCGCCCAGCGACAACAGCGGCTGGGGACGACGAGCGGTCGACAGCATGTAATCTGTCAGTTTGCCGACGAGCCCGCCCGGGATCGTCAGATTGAAGCTTGCGGGCGCAGTCACTGCTTCCGCATCCGCCGTCACATCGAGCCGGGCCAGCAGGCCAGAGGCAGGATGGCACTCGTCGATCGGCTGGCTACCATCGAGCACCATACCGGGATCGGGCTTCCAGCCGCGTTCCATCGCCAGATGGTAGATCGTGCCTGCGCCGATGCGTTCCGGACGGAAACTGCCCCAGGCCTTCTCAGTGATGGCCGGGTCGTTCTTGGACGCCTGATCAGACCAGTCCGTGAAGACGTCCTTGCCGGCTTCACCAAGGCTGCCCTTGATGGCCAGCCCGATCCTGACCCAACTGTCATAGTCGAGATCGGTGTTGGGGATGTGGCCCAGCGCAGAGCACACAGCTTCGATCGTCCCGGTCTGGGCGTGACCCGAGACGGAAGCGCCCGCAACCGTGAGTGTGGCCAGACTTGCCGGTCGCAATTCTGGGGGAACCAGCTCAAGGGCTTCTTCCATAAAGGCCGCGGCCATCTCGGCATCGATAACCGGCAGGCTTTCCAGGTCGAGTTCGGCCAGACCTTCTTCCGGCCACGCATAGGGCTGACCGGTATCGGGATGGTTGGCGTAAGCGACGAACTGCTGACCGAGACACAGCACTTCAAGCGGCGCCCGGCGAATACCCCGGAACGGCGCACGGGTGCGATAGACGAGCAGGCGCTTGGGTGCCCGCCCGATCCGCAGTGCCGGGGTATCGCCGAGCCTGGCGCGTGCCAGCTGCTCAATCTGCAGCGCAAGGTCGGGATCGGTAAGGATGTCGATATCAATCGCCGCAACTGCCCCGGCCACCACGCCAATGGCGCAGTCGGGCCATGTCGACCAGGTTGCGACTTCGACCTCCGTCGTCGGCCGTTCCGCGTGCCGGTTCCATTCCGGATAATCGACCCAACCGCCGCGCTGATAGCGGCCCGGCTTCTTATGGCCGGGCGCGATGGGCAGGATCGTATAACCGTTGGCAAGGAGGCGCGAGCCAAGCTGCGCCATGTAGGACTGGGACATCAGAACGGGCACTCCGACATGTCGGCAGCGAGCTCGCGCAGGTGGTCGCAGTAGCCCGTGATCAGATGCTCGACGAAACCTGCCCACTCGGCATCGCTAAGGGTTGCAAGGTCGGTCTTGCCGATCTGCTCGAGGAAACGGCCACCAGCATGGCCGCCTTTGACCATTGCGGCCTGTTCGTTGCGACTGGCGTTGATCATGCCCTGCCTCCGGTGACAGAGGTCCTGGCAGACGCGGCTGCAAAGATACTTCCGGCTTTCGTCCCGGCGGGGATCGGAGACCCGGTAGTACGGGATGAACCAGCCGAAGCCGCGGGGCTCGCGATGGCAGCCCGAGCAGAGCCCGGGGTTGGCGTATGACATGTGTCGAACCTGGCGTTGGTGATTTCGGTGTAGTTGCCCGACGGGCGCACGGAGATGTGGCTGGGACAACGCAGGCGGTTGGTCAGCGCCAAGGCCGCATCGACTGACCGCGGTACCGGAATGCCGGGTGCGCGCTCGCGCCACCACATTTCAGCCTTCGTGCGGGGATAGCCCGTGTGCTCCAGGCAGATCCATTCGGAATGCCAAGACAGGCCGCACTGGTAAGTGACCTTGAGCGAAGGACGGCCGCCCGGCTTGTCGTGGCGCTGGTAGGAGACTTTCGACACCGGCAGCCATTCCGGACGCTTGGGCTTGCCCGACGAAAGTACCGCCAGCGTAGACGCCGTGGGGGCCACCTTCACCTTGCGGGCCGGGAAGATGAAGCCGCAGTCGGGGCATTCGAGAGCGGCGGCCGCTACGATGCTGTCGCAATCCGGACAGACCTTGACCGGCGCATCGCCATCACCCGAGCCCGGGCGCTTCGGCTTGACGAGGTCGATGGGGCCGTGACGTTTCACGTTGCCGGCGAAATCGAGGACGAGGCAATCCTGTTTGCCCGGGGCGAGCCGCGTTCCGCGACCTGCCATCTGGACGTAAAGGCCAGCCGACTTGGTCGGGCGCAGCATGGCGATCAGATCCACGGCCGGAGCATTGAAGCCCGTCGTCAGCACTCCCATCGAAGCCAACGCCCGGATCTTGCCGGCCTTGAAGTCGGCAATGATGCGGTCGCGCTCGTCCTTGGGGGTGTCGCCGAAGATGGTTGCGCAGCTGATCCCGCGACGGCGGAACTCTTCGGCAACGTGGGTCGCGTGACTGACACCCGAACAAAAGGCGAGCCATGACTTCCGGTCCTTGCCGTAGGCGATGATCTCCTCAACGGCGGCGCTGGTGATTACGTCCTTGTCGACCGCCTTCTCCAGGTCACTGGCAATGAATTCACCGCCGCGCGAACCGACCCCGGTCACGTCAAGCTTGGTGTCGGGTTGCTTGGATACCAGCGGGCTAAGATACCCGTCCTCGATGAGATCCCTCACCGACACCTCGTAAGCGATGTCGCTGAACAGCGCATTGTCGCCTTCGTGAAGCATGCCAGAGTCCAGGCGGTAGGGAGTTGCCGTGAGCCCGATGACCTTCACCTTCGGGTTCATGCGCTGCATCTTGTCCAGGAAGCGGCGATACATCGTGTTTTCTTTGCCCGGGATGAGATGGGCCTCGTCGATCAGGATGAGATCGCAGTGGCCGATTTCAGCCGGCCGGCGGTGGATCGACTGGATGCCCGCGAACAGGATGCGCGCTTCAACATCGCGGCGCCCAAGCCCAGCTGAATAGATGCCGGCGGGTGCTTCGGGCCAGAGGCCCAGCATCTCGGCATGGTTCTGGGCTATCAGCTCGCGGACATGGGTGACGATGAGGATGCGCTGGTCGGGCCATGCCTTAAGCACCCCGTCGATGAACGAGGCCATCACCAGACTTTTACCGCCAGCTGTCGGGATGACCACCAGGGGGTTGCCGTTCTTGTCTTCGAAATAGCTGTAGATCGCGGCAATTGCCGACTGCTGGTAGGGGCGGAGCTTAAGCATTTGCGTCCTCCTTCTGGCGGGCGTCGTTCAGCCAGTCGGAGCCGTCGGCCATGCGGTAGGCGACGAAGTCCTCACCGGCGTCTGTGACGGTTCCGGGCACGAGATCGGGGATGAAGAGGTGGCGGGCACAGGCCCGGCGCTGGTCCTGGGCATCGAGCTTGCGATCGTGGCGAGCACAGTGCCAACCACCATCCACGGGCGTCGAATGCAGACAGGTCCGGCAGTTCAGTGCCGCAGTTTCACCGGTGTGGCAGGCAGCATGATGGGAGCACATGCGGCACTCGAACCAGGTCGGATCGTCGCTGATCCGGGCGGGTGGATGCTGGGCCTCGATGATGCGCTGGGCCTTATCGAGCAGCCGGGTCGCCTCGGCAGGATCGGCCTCGAGACGCTCGATATGCAGGGCATCGGTGTCCTTGCAGACTGCGACGTACATGGCGCGGGTCAGCCCGGTGAGGTGCATGTAGATCTGCATCTGGGCGGCGTGCTGGGGCTTCGATTTCTCGACGCCCTTGGCAACGAGGTCGGCAAAGCTTTTGACCGAGTGGGTCTTGAACTCGACGACGTGCCAGGTCTTCGGCGCTTCAAGCAGCCCAAGCGCAGCGCCATCAAGCGAACCGCCAAAGTGATCACCATGGGCTTCAACCCGGAACTGGCGGCCCGTCTCCGGGTCGACTTCCAATACGGTGGCGCCGGTCGCACGCAGATTAGCCACGATCCGGTCTTCTTCACGCTGCCCGGTCTCGAACAGGCGAAGCATGCGGCCGGAAAAGCGGGAGACGGTGACCCAGCGAAAATCAAACCAAAGGGCCCGGGAGCACGGCTTGCCGATCAGCGAAGCGCCAAGATGCTCGCGGAAGCCATCACCTTGGCGTCCTTCATAGGCCGCGTAGATTGCCGTCAGGGTGGGTGTCGGCGGGGCGGGAAGTTCTGCCATCACAGATCCTCCGCTTCGCTGCGGACGCGTGCTTCGGCGACCAGCTCAGCCCAGACTTCGGGATCGTGGCGAGCGCGCAGGATCTCGATCAGCGCGTCCTTCATCTTGTTGCGGCGGTGCCAGCCACTGCCGTCGGCGAGCAGTTCGGCACGCTCGCGGTAGAGGTGGCGCTGCGCGGTACGGGCGCGGTTGAACCACACAGGGTCGATCGGTTTGCCCTGTGTCTGGCGGGTCAGATCGGCGGTCGCGATCTGGGTGCGGATCTTGGCGATCGCGTCGTCGAGTTCGATCAGGCGGCGCTGTTTTTCAGGCAAGCCGGGAGTGTCCGCGGCCGCAGGGGCCGCGTTGGTCATGTCAGTCATGGTCAGTCTCTTGTCTGGCTGAGGCTGCCGCGACTTCCCGCGGCAGCCCGCAGGATCAGGTGTTACGGTTCCACGGAGCTGCGGCCGGCGGCGCTGCCGACTGCGGGGTCGCGGGTGCAGGCTGATGCGCAGCCGGCGCGGTCTTGTCCGGGACGAGGTAGCGGATCGTATTCTTCTCCGAATACCCGTCCTTCGGCGGCTTCACGCCGACCTGGATCGACATCGGCACCAGGTGCAGATCGACGCTGTCATTGACCTGCAGCTTGCCAGTCGCATGGCAGATGGCCGACAGCGTGCGCTGCGCGATCTCGACCGTCTGCGGGTTCGAGTTCACGAGGTTCAGCTGGTCGAACAGCTTGCGGCCCTGGTACGGCCCTTCGATGATGTCGAGCATCAGCCAGAGAAACTGGCCCATGCCGTTGCGGGTCACGCGCATCTCGCTCTCGACGATCTGGGCGCGGTACTTGCCGGCGGGAATTACATCGTAGCCGGTCGTGGGATCGATGCCGGTCGCATCGAAGGCGGTGTCAAAACGTGCCATTGGGAAAACTCCGGATCAGGGCTGTTCGGGCTGAGGCATGGCCGCGACGAAGGCTTTCCAATCGAGCGGAAGCGTGTCGGGCAGGCCGTAGCGGTTCTTTGCGAGGAAGGCCGGACGCTCGGCGGTGTGCAGGACGCGCTCACCGGAGCCGAGTGCCCGAGCTACCTTCTTGTTAAAGCCAACGTCGGCCTTCGCGATGGACATGCGATAGTTGGCAAAAAGCACGACATCGCAGTGCTCTTGCAGCAGGGCCGCAGCACGGGCCTGAAGCTTGATGACGTAGCGGTCGTAGGGTTCGTGCTCGGGGCTATCGAAGCGCTTGATGTCGGTATGGGCGATCTGGACCACCGCCATGCCGCGGCGATCACGCAGGGCATTTAGGCGGTCGAGATATTCGCGCCAGACCGTAAGCGCCTCAGCATAGCCCTTGCCGAAACCAGGTGCTTCGATGGAGGCCCAGCCATTGCGGCGGCAGGTCTCGGCCCAGACCAGCGGTTCAAGCCAGTCGACGCTGTCGATGACCACCGTGTGATAGGGATGATCTTCGCTCAGCAGGGCGTCGAGCGCCTCAACAACATCGGCGTAGCTGGTGGCGAGCGGGAAGTGCGGCACCTTCAGCATACCAAGGCCGTCCTCGGTCATGATGACGACGGGGGCATCGGCACCCGCCGCGAAGGTGGTCTTCCCGACCCCATGCACGCCATGCATGAGGATACGGGGTGGGCGCAGCGTGCTCGACGTCTGCAGGGAGGCAAGCGAAATAGCCATCAGTTCGCACTCCCCTTGAGTGCCGACTTCACGGCAGGGTCGATACCGATGGCGCCGGCCTCGCGGGCCATCTTGTAAAGGCGCTTCAGGGCCGAGGCGCGGTTCGAGGCAGCGATGCTTTCCTGGTCAGCAGCGACGATGGCGAAGGCGATATCATCGACGGTCGCCTCTTCGAGCGGCAGCGGGTCACCGCTTTCGCGAGCCGGGTGCTTGGGGAACGTAACCGCATCGGGCAGGTCTTCGAGAGCGTAATGGGCTTTGCGCAGACGCGCGATCGGGTTCGGGAACAACATGGCGAGACCTTTCATTCGGGGAAATCGCTGGCCTGGGCATCGACCTCAGGCTCGCTGGAGTAGACGGCCAACAGCGGGGTGCCGTCGGCGTGGGTGCCGGCTTCTTCGATGTGATACCGGCGCTGAACCTTGAAGATTTCGGGCAACTCCCAGCGACGATAGAGGCCGGGGATTCGCTTCAGAGGCTCAGTCGGGATGGCAGTCGTATCGCTCATCAACTGGGACTTCCTGTCTGTGAAAAGACGCTCGGTGCGTCCGAATTTGAAAAGCCAACGGCGCGCACCGAGTGGGACAACGGGGTCAGGATTTTTGTTCGGCGTGGTCGCGAAGCCGCTTCAGGGCGCGCTGGAACCGCTTGCGCGCCGCCGGTTCGGACAGGCCCAGCGCCTTGCCAGCCTCGGCTTGGGTGAAGCCGTCAATGACGACCCGAACGACGAGGTCCGCATCGACGCCGATGAGGCTGGTCAGCTCTGCCAGCAGCCGTTCCGGGGACAGATCCGGGTCGACGAAATCGGCAATCCCGCCGTGCAGGTCGACGTCCAGTTCATCCTGAAGACCCTGCCTGCCTGCTTCCCGCCGGTAAGCGCGGAGCGCATCGCGTTCGACATTCTTGAGAATGGTCGCGGCAATCCAGTTGACCTTTGTCAGGTCAAGATCCCGGATCGCGGCCGTGGCACGCCCAAGAATTTCGGATGCAAGCTCGTCGACCTGGCCGAGGCGTCGGGCGCGGGAACGACGAAAGACGCCGTCCAGACCAGGCCACAGCGCAAGCAGTACAAGGGTCAGAGCACAATCACCGGCGCGGTCGTTCGATTTGGCGCTCCTGATCAGTCCCGCCAGTATGGTGTTTTTCTGGTCCGGAGGCGCCTCGCCGCGATGTAGGTGGTCCAGCAATGCCGCCGGGTCCGCAAAACGGGTCAATGCGCGGTGGCTGGCACGCACCGCGGCGAAGCCGCGCTGGAAGTTAAGGGTGGAAGAAGAATGCATGAGATTCCCGCGGAAATCGTGCCACGTGAAGGACATTGGACGCCTGCCTTGCGGCCGGGCGTCCAGCGCCTCCTTCCGGCCGGGTCAGGGCGTCGCGCGCCTCTGCGTTTTTGGGATTTTGGAGAGTTCGCGCCTCAGCGCAGCGCAGGGCCGGTCGCCGTATTAAGTGACCCGCAGCCGCGACAGGTGGCAACCACAGGGAAGCCCACAAGGTATTCGTGCCCCCGCGCAAAGCGCAGGTGCATCTGGCCGTCACGGCAAACGCCGAGCAGCTTGGCGCAGCTGTTGCAGCGCCATTCACGTTCAGTGGAAGAAATGCCGGCTTGGTGGCTCTGATTGGCCGTGCGGCGAGAGTGGTAGGGAGTCGTCATCGGGGTGCTCCTCGTTTCAGGGAGCACACCCAATGACGTCACGAATCAGAGTTCGTCAGAGTCCGAAACTGAGTTAGAATTGAGTTCGTGCGTTTTGTGCGTGCAAATCTGCCAGAACCCATGCCGCGGAGAACAGACAATCGTGTTCTTCATGATCGGCCAATCATCGCCAAAGGCCTGACCGAAGTGACCCGACCCTGTGTTTTTGAACAGGTCCCCAGTCTTGATCGGCTGATCTGCCAAATGGCAGCGAAGCAGCTTTTCGATGATTTCCACCCGTTTTTCGCCGACAACTGGCCATGGATGTTTACCGGGAATGTAGAGGGTTGCGCCTCCGTCACCCGATTTGATGAGTTCGACGGTGGCGCCGGCTGCCGCACCCGACAGCCCGGCTATATAACGGGTCTCGATCACGGAGCCATCGATTATCCCGCCGCCAATTTCTGGCAGCAACTCAGCAATTGAGAGCACAACATGCGCCCCGAGAAATGGAAGCCGCGCGCAGACTGGAACGAAGATAATGCCGCGTGTGGAAGAGTTTTGCCCTCGAATCTCCCGGTCCACTTTTTCAAGGACCTTGTCGTCCGCAAGTCCCCGCGCCAGGTAAGCGGGAACCCTCTGACCGCCGATTTCAATGTCCCCCAAATGAGCAAGGTGGTCATTCAGGAGCTGCGTCTTCCCATGACGCACGAGCGCGGACAGCGAACCTTCGATTGTCTGGCGAATAAAATCCAACTGAGGACTGAACCTGGAGATATCCCCCGACGAGACGCGAGCCCCATCGACATCCTCCGCGGGCTGCAAAGTTGCCTGACCTTGGCCGCTCGAAGGTGCAATGGTGGCTTCATGCAGGCCCAGTTCGTCGTCCTCGAAGAGGACAATCCCTTCAGGGCTGCGCCTAACGATATAACCGCTTGTCTCGAGTTGTTTTGCGTCCTGACGGTGATCGACGACCATTGCGCCTGAGAATTCTCTCTCCGGCAAGTCATAGATCATTAGCAAAAATGGCAGCGCATCGACTTGCTCGTCCACCGTCATGTTGCGAAGCCGTGTGAGAATTCCCCACTCTTCAAGCAGCTTGAAGCCAAGGGCCCGTTTCTCGGGATCCCGCTCGCTCTGCAGGCTACAGCGATTGCGGCCGGAAATTGTGAAGGACAGCGTCTTAGGCTTTGTCGCGCCAGTCGGCGTGAACTTCACATAGAATTCGACCCGTCCGAGCATCCCGCCGAGAGAAAGATTGTGAACCGAGCCCAGAGCCTTGCGAGCCATTTCCTCGATATCGTCGTCCGCTGTAACCTTGAGCGAAAGCCGCTGCTTCCATGTTGCAAGGGTAACCTGGACCTCGGTCAAGCAGACCTTTTGAACCCGGTCACCCATCTCGACTGGGATCGGGAGTTTGAGCGACTTCCGGAAACGCCCTAGATCGTATGTTTTCCAGGTTAGCGGTTTGTGCGAAACGTCTTGGCCAAGGGAAACTTCAGCGAAAATCTGGGCGATCTGGCGGCGCACGATGGGATCTGGTGTGCAGGACTCAATGGTGCCGCTTATTGGCGTGTAAACAAGAACCGCCTCGTTCGGCGGGCGATAGTACAGCGTCGTCAGCTTGCGCCCTTGAACCGCCTTCTGGCTAGAAAATACTCCAGCAGAAGTGATGACAATCATGATGGCCTGCGCACCCCCGTCCGCAGTCGGGAGGTCAACTGCATCGACTTGGCAGACGTCATCCAGATGCAACTTCGCAGCTATCTCTTCGCCCAGCTTCTGACCATCAATACGGTCAGCTGTGATGGGCACTGGATTTTCGAGTTCATAGGCCTCGTAGAGCTTCTTGAAATCGCGGTAGTGGTGCATCTGCACCGCCCTCTCCGCATTGGCGAAGAGAAGTGGGGCGTTGACATAACACCACAGACTGCGTGCGATTTCGTCCCGCTGCGATGCGAAGTCCGTCAACGTTTTGCTTGGATTTGCCTCGACCAGCTTTCTGAGCAGGAGGTCTGCATTAGGCTGAGCGATTGCAGTGACACG